CTAAGTTGCTTAAATCGACTGGTGGCTTGTTTTCAAGCGTTTGTACTCGATTTTCTACTGCTTCAACTTTTGCATTAGTGGCTAGATTACTAACATCTTGATGAGTTGTAAGATAGTGTTTATCTTCCAATTCTTGTTTCGTTACTAAGCCTGAAATGTCTTGATGAGTTGTTAAATAGCCTTTATCGGCTAACTCATCTTTAGTTACTAAATTCTCTAATGATTGATGAGTTTTCAAGTAGCCTTTGGCTTCTAACTCATCTTTTGTTACTAAATGCTCCAATGATTGATGATTAGTAATGTAGCCCTTGCTTTCAAGTTCATCTTTGGTTACTAGATGAGCTAAAGATTGGTGTTCCGTCAGATATCTACTACTTTGAGTGATAAAGCCTTTTAAGCTTTCTTGTACTTCATGGATTTTATCTAGTAGTGGTTTATCGTTGTATGCACCATTAGCAATAGCTTTACTTTCCAGTAAATCAATACGGTCAGTAAGTGGTTTACTATCAAATTGTGGTGGAATTTCAGCTTTTTTTGCGTATTCTGACAAATCTTGATGATTAGTTAAATAGCCTTTTGCTTCTAATTCTGCTTTAGTAACCATATTTTCTAGTGATTGGTGAGTTGTTAGGTAGTTTTTTTGCTCCAATTCTTCTTTAGAAACTAGTTTTGAAGTATCAACTTGTGGTCTAGCTTCTAAGCTCTGTACTCTTTCAGTAACTCGATCTAATTCATTTTTCTTTGAGTAGTCTTCTAGTGATTGATGAGCCGTTAAATAGCCCTTTTGTTCCAATTCAGATTTTGTTACAACCCCCTCTAAACTTTGGTGTTCAGTCAGATAGTGACTATCTTCAATCTCTTTCTTTGTTGCTAAATACGATAAGTCGATTGGTGGTTTTTCTTCCAATAATCGAATTTTTTCGTTGATTGTATCTAAATTAGGAACAACTGGAATTTCACTTTTGAGTGCATACTCGTTATGAGCTTCTTGACTCGTTAAATATCCTTTCTGTTCCAATTCGTTTTTAGATACATAGCTTTCTAATTGCTGTTGTGTAGCCATTCTTCCGATATTGCTTTCTATCGACTCGACTTTTTCACTAATTGGAGTTAATTCACTTTTTGGCAAATATTGTAATAATGCTTCTTTATCTGCCTTCGATTCAATCTTCTCTCTTAATTCAGTATCGTTATAAATCGTATCGTTGTCAGGCTTGTTCTCTAACGTTTCAACTCGTTTAGCAATTGCTTCTACTGATTGAGTATCAGCTTTAGTAGCAATCTTCTCACGTAATTCACTATCGTTATAAACAGTGTCATTATCCGCTTTTGTTTCCAGTGCTTCTACTTTGCTTGAAATTGCTTGAACGGCTTCTTTATCTGCTTTCAAGTCAATTTGTTGCTTGATTTCGGTATCGTCATACAATTTCTCATTAGCAACAATCTTCTTCAGTAATTCAGTGATTTCTGATTTTGTGACAATATCCGTCAATGGAACAATTCTTTTACTTTCTTGTTCCATAACTGGTAAATCGTGTTCTTTATCAATTTCAGATACATGTACATCAAACATGAAACGGTACACATCATTAGATTTGTCGCCATTTTCGTAATAAATATAACCAGCCACTTGTTCATCTTTGATAATCAAACTCGTATCAAAATTAACGATAATTTTATCGTTATCGACTCTACCTCTTACTTCTAGATGACGATTTGTTCTTTTAAAATGGAACAATACAATAATATCTTCGGTAGGAATTCCATTTTCTACCGTAAATTCAAAAACTGCGTTGTTCTTGTCATGAGAGTAAAATTCCTCAAATAATTTGTTTCTACTATCTCTCTTTTTAGCCGTTAAGGAGATTGTTCTTTTAATAATCTTTTCCAATAAAATCACTCCTTAAATAAAAAAGGACGAGCTGTTAACTCGTCCTCAATTGGATTAATACTTGATTTCTTTGATTTCATTCATGCCGTTAACGACCGACTCAATCAATGCTTTTTTCGCTTCAAAACTCAAATGAATACCATTCGCTTCTAACTCAGCAGTCAAACGTTGTTCCGCTTCATTAAATTTATCTCCACTTGCATCTTTCACATCTTTATAGATTTGTTCCGTTGCTTGTACGACCGTTTTAGCAATACTTTTAATTAATTCATATTGCTTAATATCCGTTTTAGCTTTGATATGGTCTGCCTTTGTTTCTAAGAAAGTTTTCAACTCTTTAAAAGCTAACCCAACTAAAACTACTAAAATACTCACTGCACCTTGCAAAAATACTTGTGTTAATTCATTCATATTATTACATCTCCCTTAATTCTAGTTTCATAAATTGATTGAATAAGTCTTCAATATAGCCATTACCACCTAAACTTTGATATGATTTGAAAAGTGCAGTAATACGTCTTGTGTCGTCACTTGTTCTATATCCACGTTTGATAATAGCTGTTAAGTCTTCTTCTAAACGATATCGTTCAGTTTCTAAAATCCCATCACCAATATAGCCAACATCACTTTTCAGCTTCTTCACATCTTGCTTTAAATTGGTAATATCTTTATTTAACTGCCCAACATCTCCTTTTAAATTTCCAATATCAACATTATTTTTCTTACCAATCTCAGTAATTTCATCTACTACCGATTTGATATTGCTTATCTTGCTGTTGATATCTTCAACGTCTTTCTTTCTGCCTGTCTGTATCCAGACTGTTAAAAACGCACTAATCGCTGGAATTAGTGCTAAAATAATGTTCTCACTCATATTTCTACCACTTTCTTGCTAAAAAAATAGGTAGAGGAATACTCCCCTACCTATTAAAAAAGGCTAAGCTTTCTTTTCTACTAGCTCGCCTTTCTCATTGATTAAAAATCCTCGACGTTCTAATTCTGCACGAACGCCATTTTTTAGGAATGGTGGAACTTGGTTGAATTTACGACGACCGCCTAAAATTCCATCAACAAATAATAATACTAATGCCATATCTTTCACATCCTTTCTATTGAACAGAATTGTTCCCGCTAGTTGTAGTCTCTGCATTATGTTCTTCAACTTTTCCATTGCTTTCATTGTTACCATCTCCTTGTACTGTTGTTGGTGTTACTGTTACTGTTGTTTCTGCTGCTGGTGTTACTACTGGTTGTGGTTCAGCAACTGGTTGTACTGGTGGTTCAGTAGCAACTGGTGCTGTTGGTTGAGGTGTTTCTTCATGCTTTTCTTCAGTCGTTGCTACTGGTTGAGTTGTTGTTTCATGGTGTTCCTCTGTAGCCTCTTCCGCTTCGCCTTGTCCATCTAAAGCATGTAAACGTTCTTTGATTTCAGCGATATATGCACTTAACGTTGCTGTCAATTCCATCATTGCATCAGAATTGACGATTGTACGATTAGTTGCTTGTTCTAGTTTGCTTTGAGCTTCTTTAATAACAGTTTGCATTTTAGCTACTGCACCACTTGGGTCTAACTCAACTAAGATTAAGTCAAGCACTCGTTTGATTAATGTTTCATCATCTAATCCTGTTAAGTCGCCCTCAAATTCACGAATATAGTAAGTGTAAGGCTCCTTGCTTTCAATTGTAATTGCTGTACTGTTTGGTTTTTTCGATTTGTTAATAACTGTAAATTCCATTGTTATTCCTCCTATTTATATGCTTTTTTAAAGATTTTTATATTAGTAAATCTTTTCCCCATAAATTTATTTTTATCATTTTCATTTAAAAAAGTGATAATCATTCTATTGTACGTTTGATTGTTGTAACTATTTGTGTACAGGTCAGCTTCAAGTCTACTAAAATATGCTATATTCCCATCCAATTCAAGTCTTCCATCATCGATAGTTCCATTGTAAACCGAACTGCTATAGCCATATCTTCGAAACTCAATTTTCAAGCCGTCTTGAAATGGAATTTCTATATCGCCTCTACTAGCAAATACTTGTGCATAATAAGATTTTCTCCACACAATTTTATCTCCAACATATCGACGAACTATTTCTTTACCACCAACGTAAATTCCCTCTCTTGCCATCAAAACACCTCCTTAATCATAACAATCATAGATTGTGTTAGGGTCTTTGGTTGAAAGTGCATTATATTGAGCCTTCGAGCCATACCAGTATTTCAACGGTTGATTGCCATTTTGATTGGTAATTTTCGTTGATACTTCAGTGGAACGTACGTTTAACGTTGATGCATTCACGCTTAACGTTCCATTGCCGTCAATGTTGATAGTGTTGTTATCAGGTTTGACAACACCTACATTTGTACGAGTGGCTGTTTTTGCTTTAATCGCACCGTTATTTACTTCAGTCGTAACGTTATCCGGTCGCATTGTTCCATTTGTATTAGCTGTTGCTACTGAAACATTGGCAGTTGATACTGAAGCCGGTGTAAATACCCGCTTCAATGTTGATACATCGACTTTCTTCAGCCCTGACCCATTATGAACAATGACGACATCACCGTCTGACACGTTGCTTAATGGTGGTAACTCATTGGCTTTTTTTACTTGATTACTTAAAATCGCCATTCCATTAACCTACCTTTCCTTAACATCATATTGCCAATCCGCTACTACTAGATTGTTGTGTTCATCAACAAGAAACGTATTTGTGTTATCTTCAGCTTTGAGAGGAACATAATACTTGTTTTGAAGTACCATTTCTTCAAGTAAAGCTAATCGTTGTTCTTGTTCGTTTACATCTCTTTTAGTAGCCTCGTGGTCTGTATAAGTAGCTTGTTTTACGTTGTCAACGTTAGACAAGCCTATTTGAACTTTCGTTACATTATGAGGATTGTTTTGATTGTTAATATGAGCCGTAAAATCGCTTTGATTGGCTTTTTTGACTGTTACTGCATCAATCTTTTCTGCCAATCCGTCGATATCTGAGACTTGATGGCGGTGAGAGCGGTCTGCTTTTCCGTTCCATTTCTCACGTTCGCCAGTCTGAAGATGAACGTTGGTATCTCGTTTATGAGTATCAATATTGTTCTTCAGTTCGTTTTTAGCTGCATTTAACTCAGATACTTTAGCAAATACACTTGCATTAGGATTGTATTGAATCGTGATTTGTTGATTCTTACTGATTGTAGTGTTGAAATCATAATCTCGATATACTGCAGATTGTGATCGTGGTGGAATTACATCACCTTGTTCAGCCCAAGTGTACATAAACAAGAACTCTGGATTATTAGCTCTTTTTGCAAATACACCAATCTCGTTAACAGAAAGCTCCTGATTAACATTCTCATTATCTAACCGTGCCAAAATTCTAATCGTATCAGCATTATCTGTAGACATTGATTGCGTCACTGGCAATGTATGAACGATTTGAACAATATCATTCTTAGTTTCTGCCCCAGTCCTGTGTCGTCCGCTTCCTAATGCCACACGAGTAAAAGTAATCGTTTCTCTATTTGCTACTGCTTGACTAACCTCTGTAACGGCTTTATTAGTTACAATCGGTTGAATAAAATACGACATTTCTCATCCTCCTTTACTTGAATATGATTGAGCCGTTTTGTTGTACTGAAAAAGCACCAACATAGATTGTGCTATTCATTGGTGCTTCAACTGCGAATTGTATTCCTAAGTGTGCTGGAATCAATTCACGAATATATAATGTAAATCTTTTCAGATATGACGACGGTAATTCTCCAAGAAATTTGATATAAACTACCGAACCTTTTACTGAAACGATATTGTTGATATTAGTAAAACTTTTAGTAATCTTCTCTAATGTTTGAGAACTGATTTTTACTTTCGTTGAAATCAACGTCATTAAATAACGACGCCTTTCCTCTAAATCTGTTGTCTTTGGCTTGATTTTCAAAGATTTTTCCCATCTGTCAATCCAGTCTTCTGTTGCTTCAGGTAATAACATCAAACGGCGAGTATCAAAGATTAACTGAGTAATTAATTCAACATCTGGAATTTCAGCTTCTAACATATCTGTAATTGAGTTATCTAAAATTTCAGGAAGTGCTGTTAACATTCTTTCTTTAACCTGCATTGATTGTCACCTCTGCTAATTTAGGTATCATGTTAGTAGATAATTCAACACTATTTTCACGTCCGTTAATTAACACTCTATCAACGTCCTTAACTCCATTAATTCTGTCGATAATAGTAGCTACTTTATAATTTCGTACCTCTTTTTCTTCAAAGGCTTCATCACGTAAATATTTAATTAATTGGATTCTAGCTTCTTTTCTGATTGTTTCGATATCAACATCTTCATCAACTTTAATCGTTGCGACAATACGAATATCAAACCCACTAACTGACTGAACAGTTACATAAGCCCCAATTGGAGCTACACCTAATCCATGTCCACTCGGTTCTGGGTCTAAAAAGTTTTTAAATTTAGATACTAATTCTGGAGTGGCTTCGTTACCGTCAGCATCAGTGATAGATACACGAACCGTATTAGCTCCTTTCCAAAGTGGCTCCACTAATGCAGAACCAACACCGACAAATTCACTAGCCCATTTCTTATATTGAGCAACGTTACCATTCAAAGTTGGTGTTTTTAAGTAGTCAATCGTCCGTTTCCGCAAAGCTTTATCACTTTCTTCATCTTCGCCTAAAACAATAATCTGACCGATTTCAGCCCCTTTAAATTCACTCATCACATCAATATTAATTAATTGACCAGTAACGTAATTAGGAGCATTACCAACTTGTTCAGCAATAACCGCATAATCAAAGCCGTTCTTCCGTTCTAAAACCCTAAAGTTAAATTCACTATTAACGACACTGAAACGAGTGCCTAGTGGGATTTCTTGCTTGAATTTAACCAATCGTACAGAAGCAGTGGCTGGTAGTCTTTCAACTCCAAACTGTCTACACAATCGAGTTAAGAATACTCCAGTACTTGTATCGAGGAAGTTGATATCTTCATACGATTTCAATACTGTATATTGAATTGCAACTTCTCTTGCAGCAGGAGCAACAAGATTATAGAGCATAGAGCCTTCTCGTTTATCATACTTATCATCAAATCTACTAAGCATATCCTCTAAGATTTCATTATAAGTTTTTACTTGTATCATCTAGTCACCTCCATCTCAAAAGTGCCATAGTCGCTATCTACCATAAACTTAACAAAAAACTCATCCTTGTCTATTTTGATAGAAAAAG